GCTGCACCTCGGCAAAACTGGAGCAAGCTCCGTTTTGCTCTCGGTTTGCTCTGTATTTTTACTATCTTTTGTTCGTGCTTACCTTTGCGGAAAACAATAAAAGCATGATAACCATTATATCATCTCCCACAGATAGGCAGTTCAGTTCCTCTGTACCCGACCTCATATTCTCTATTGAGAAGACGCGGGCCGTGGTAGCTATCAGCGTGGACTCCGAACAGATATACCAGGAAACGCTGACACCTGTAGGTGGCTCAATAACCGTGAGCGACCTCACAGGACTATTAGGCATCTATGCGGAACGTCGGCTGGTGGTGGATGTCGGTATTACCATCACAGAGCAGGAGATTGGCGCGAGTACCACGATGGAGATTCTGGGTGAGACTATCGCCATCCCTGGTGCCATTACTACGACCGACACCAAAACGCTCTCATTCCAGGTGATGTTCAGCCGGGCCGACGTGGGCGTAGCCGCAAGCGAGTTCTACGACAATTACTTTCTGAGTATCCTGATGGGTCCCAAGGTGACATCGATGGGCCGACTGGAATATCTTCACTTCTATGGTACCGAGGTACCTTCTTGTTTGGCCTACTATGCCGACGGCACAACGGCAACCTTTACGCCTCAGGTGTCATCGGGCAATAGTCGCTATACACAGATTGATGTCTCGCCTGACAACTTCATCGCTACCGGCAAGCAGCTTGTGTCATACATCGTTTCAGTCGGCAGCCGTAGTCAGGAATTCGAGATAGACCTGGAGCAGCCCGACTGTGCGCCTATCCTTCTGTTTGAGAACTCCTTTGGAGTGCAGGAACTGCTATATTGTACTGGTACGCACAAAGTCAGTCCTGAGTATAAGCGACAGTCGGCACGCCTGCGCGGACTGCTGCGTAACTACGACATTGAGGAAACGCGAAACTTTCAGGCCGACACGGGAGTTCTGACCATTCCGATGGCCAACTGGGCTGATGAACTGTTTCGCAGCAGGGAAATCTTTCTGGTCAACGTCTATAACGGGTTGCCTCAGGTAGGCAAGGAGATTGTCATCACTGACTCTAAATCGGAATACACCAACGATGATGCAGAGATGCCACGCTTTACCTTTACCTATCAGTATGCACAGCGCATCCATAATGTAGTGCAACTGCAACGCGAAGGGCGTATCTTCGACAATACATTCGATAATACCTTCAACTGATGGAAAACAAGAAAGCAATACATATCAACGAGGCCATGCAGATAATGGACTTGGCCAGGGAACGGAAGCAGACGGTGAACCTGAAGGCATGGGAACTGCAGACGGGAAACGTCATCGAATACCGGGGCTGGCTCGTATCGAGCAGCAACTGGAAAGGCGGATGGCACAGGGTCATCAATCCGGTTAACAACCAGATACGCACCGTGCCTGACATCCTGATTCACGAGATTAACGGACTATCAATATACCTGTAGAGACGATGGAAGAGAAACAAGACTTGATGAAGGTCGGCAAGAATGGCGACTATGACGTATATGAGATGATGCCCTCGACGGTGGTCGACGCGCTGGAGGGTGTGCAGTCGGAGTTCATCACCCGCTATGGCGGTGACTCCGACGGCGGCTTTGCCGATGCAGAGGACGATGATATCGTGCAGACCATCGGCATCGGTGGTAGACAGTACGAATATGTGCCGTGGGGTGGCGACAATATGCTGCCCTACCATGTGCAGACACTGATAGGCAAGAATATGGTCACCTCGCAGTGCCAGCAGTTCAACTCGCTGGTGTGCTACGCGCAGGGGCTGCAGTTCTTCAACCGTGGCACCGAGGAAAGGGCTACTGACCCGGAGATACGGCAGTTCTGCCTCAGGAACGCGCTGCACCTGCAGTTCTGGGAGCAAGCCACCGATATGAAGTATTACTTCTTCTCGGTGCTGCATATCTCGCTGTCGCGCGATGGCAGCAAGATTGTGCAGCTGCGCCACGAGGATGCCTGCCACTGCCGCTTCTCGCCCCGCAACAAAAAGGGAAGTTCGGAGTATGTCATCATAGCCAACTGGCGCAAGGCGAACCCGAAGAAGGCCCGCGTACTGCCCCTGCTCGACGAGGTGGACCCGCTGGGCGACCTGATGGTGCGCCTGGGCCGTGAGCCGGACCCCGAGACGGGCAAGCGCACGGCAGGTACTGCCGACCGCCACTTTGCCGTGGTCTGCCGCGTGCCGACGGTAGGCCATCAGATATACCCCATACCTTATTACTACAGCATCTTCCTCGATGCCTGGTATGACATCTACCGCCTCATTGGCACTGGCAAGCGCTACATGATCAAGAACACGGCAGCCCCCCGCTGGCAGGTGGAGATCCACAAGAACTACTGGAACAACGTATGCAACGAGGAGGGCATCACCGACCCGGAGAAACGCAAGGAACGCATCAAGAAGGAACGGCAGAACATCACTGAGTTCTGCACAAAGCCGGAGAATGCGGGCAAGGCATGGATAACCAGTTACGACACCGTACTGGAGGGAAAAGAAACGCGCATGGTGCGTGTCTATGCCCTCGGTGCCGACAAGAAGGAAGGTGGCGACTGGAGCGAGGACATGGGCGAGGCTGCTAACTCGCTGTGCTTCGCGATGGGTGTTCACCCTAACATGGTGGGTGCCACGCCCGGCAAGAGCCAGATGAACAACTCCGGCAGCGACAAGCGCGAGCTGTTCAACCTGAAGCAGGCCATCGAAAAGCCCTGGCACGATGTGATGGAAGTTCCCTACCATGTCATGATGCACTTCAACGGGTGGGATGAAAAGTACGACATCAAGGTGCCGATGATCGAGATGACCACACTGGATAAGAACAAGGAGTTTGACATAAAACAAGACGACCATGCAACTGGAAATAACAAAGACTGATTTTGAGCGGGCCGTGCCTGCTGCCCGTGAGCCGAAGGGAAAGATCTTCGACGTGATGCAGGATGCCATCATGAACAAGGTGGAGGTGATAGGCTGTCACATACTGGGCGAGCCTGGTATTGCAGCGGTAGAGAACAGCGAGAGCACTGTGGGCGAGATACTGCGGCCACTGGTGAAGCAGCTGGCATGTGTCATGGCTTTCCTTGAGGAAATGCGAGGACTTGACCTGGTACTGACCGCCACCGGATTCGGCGTGGTCTCCACCAACGACACAGCACCGGCTTCGAAGATGCGCGTCGATGCGCTCGATGGCGACCTGCGACGCAAGGAGTGGCTGTTGCGCAGCGACCTTCTCACCCATCTCTTCAAGGTGGAAGGATGGGCAGATACCGAACAGCGGCATATCAATGTTTGTACACTGTTCTATCGCTTCACGATGCTGGAGCAGTATGCCGGCATCTCACGCCCCAAGCCAGAGGACTGGAGTACGAATGTACCCGCAATGCTGGCAGCCGACAGCTATCTGCGAAAGCATATCGGCTACGACTATATGGAGGAACTGCTACAGCAACTGACATCAAGCAATCTGAGTGGGAGCAATCGCCCAGTGGCGATTCTCTGCCAGAAGTTCATTGGTGCCTGGATCGCACAGAACCACCAGCTGAAGGAAGAGTTGTATATGCGACTGATTAACCGCCTGGAAGCTGACCTCTCGATCTATCCAAAGTATGCCAACAGCAAGGCCTACCGCCTAAACCACTTAAAGCCCTACGAGAATCATGCAGAAGACAGTGCCTTCCACTTTGTCGGCTGATGGGGTGCTGCACCTCACATGCCCGCGCTCCTGGAAAGAGATGACTCAGGAGCAGTTGCGCTATGCGCTGCATGTCATCGGCTGCGGCCTGTACTCATCGGTAGAGGGCCGCACGCTGATGCTACTGCGCTTCTGTGGTATTGAGGTAACGAGAAAAACACCCTACGGCTGGGCCTGTTCGGTACCCGTCGGTAGTTCCGACGGTGAGCAGCATAAGCACCCCTTCTTCCTGCAGTCGTGGCAGGTGCAGGATATGATAAAACAACTGGAGTTTACTGACAGCTACGAAACCATGAATGTGCGG